GCAATCAAGATGTCCTCCATAGTCAAACGAATTTCAACGGGAACTAATGTGTTGGCAGTGTTGCCAGCGAGTGAGGACCCCGTGGAATATCCGGAGGATTACTTCAAAGAGAATCCGGGGAAAGTTAAGGTTTTCATTAGTAGAGGAACAGATCTAAACAAACTGAGGCAATTTGTGTACGAGGGAATCAAATCAGGAGATGTCAGTGTTTGCCATATTAACTCTTACCTATATCAAGTCCTAAAGGGAATTCAAGAAGAGGCACCATCAGAGTGGAAGAGCTTCGGAGTACAAATTGCTGTAAAAGGTCAGAAGATAGGTATTTTTGATCTTTTGGAAGTTGATGATTACAGAGGACCCATACCGGATGGCAAGTCAAGCAGTGGGCGAACAGCAGATGATGACAAATGGCTCCCAATGCTGATTTTGGGACTGTACCGAGTGGGGAGGGCCACGCAAGAGGATTACAAGAAAATGCTGATGTCAAACTTGAATGCCCAATGTAAGCTTAGAAGCAATCAGGCAGAAGAGATTGTTGATGACACGTCTGACTTTTATCAAGCATGGGGAAATGACAGCAACTTCTTGAAGATTGTTGCAGCCGTGGACATGTTCTTCCATTACTTCAAGAAAAATCCTGAGGCCAATATCAGATTCGGAACCATTGTTTCTAGATTCAAAGATTGTGCTGCCTTGACAACACTGGCTCATTTGCAAAAGGTGACGGGCCTTCCCATCGAGGAGGTGTTCTCTTGGATACTGACTCGATCGGTGGAGGATGAAGTTTGCCGTATGATGAAACCCGGCCAGGAAATTGACCAGGCCAACTCCTTCATGCCGTATCTGATTGACCTGGGGCTCTCAACCAAGTCTCCTTATTCTTCTGTCAAAAATCCAAGCTTCCATTTCTGGGGACAATTGACCGCGCTACTAGTCCAATCATCTAGAGCCAAAAATGCCAGGGTCCCTGATGACATTCCTTATGCGGAATTGACCAAAGCCGCTCAGTTATTTGGATTTGCTATTGGACACTCATCCGACTTGGAACAGCGATTCGCATTGGGAGACAAAGTCTACAAGCGTGATGAAGCTGAAGCCTCTGGATCTCTGCTGGAGCCGCCCACATCAAAGGATGTCATCGAATGGCTGGCGTGGTGGGACGATGTCGGAAACATACCAACCCCGGAAATGGATGCATTCGCAAAACGGGCCGTTCATGGAATGATTGATGTCCGCACAAAGACCATTGGAGAATATGCAAGAAAGATTTTCTCATAAGTGGAACTACCTGACTCTTATGGCAGATACATGAGTTGTTAAGATTATTATCCATATTATTCTTTATATGACTGTATTATGAAAAAAATGTTAACAGGCATCAACATGTCTGCGCTCAAGAACGTTTTGAAAAGTTATCCAAATCTTAAGCAGACCTTTGATGAATTGAATGAAATGGAAGAAAATGGGTCTGTTTTACAAAACCCTACCAACGAAGATGTCTCAGTCGAGCATCCCCCCCTCTATCATTCTCTTGACATCTTGTCAGAGTCTTCTGAGGAAGACACGGAGGAGGAGTCAGAGGTGGAGGACTTGGGTGAGATGGAAAATGTGTCGGTGGATGACGAGAAAGATCAATCAGAAGAGATAGATGATGACAACTTTCATGTATCTTTCAATGAAAAACTGCCATGGACTGCAATGACACAGAAGACAGTGAATGGACAATTGAGAGTAAACATGTCTGCACCAGAGGGTCTCAATGAGCTGCAGTTTGAGCAATGGGTGTCCAGCATCGAAAACCTGATGTCCTTATCTAAATCCCTCAGACTTCACTCGGCAGAATTAAGCATTATTGAGGACGGAATTCAAATTGATGAGAAGCTAAACTCTTGTTTGTCTCGGACATCATGCTTCAAAGCATTACCTGAATTCAAAGATCCTGCAGGAGAGAAAAAGGGCAGTGAGAATCTGACCATTGCATCATCTCCAAGTGGCAGCTGTGAAAGTGAGTCGAGCGATCTGTCCGGATTGCCGAGCCTCCATCAAGAGGAAATCAAAAATATGATCGAAGAGAAGTTTATTCTCAGGTCGGAAGACAAGAAGTGCAAAGAGTACCACACTTCATTTGCAGAACTCTTCGGATCCAAGGAGGCAGCATTGGCTTTTTTGAATGGGAATCCTGTTGGAATTGATGAGTTGGTTTGTGCCGGGCTGAAAAGAAGAGGAATCTTCAATCGAATGAGGATCAAGTATGTCCTGAAACCTATTTTTAAATGAGAGGGCATCAGAGCGGTCCTTTATGAATATGAAAAAAACTATTCAACAGTGGTCAACACTGGATCATCATCCGTCCAAACATGAAGAGCTTCAAGGGAATGTTCAAGAACTACAAGGAAAAGAATAAGGTGAAAAAGGAGATGGACTGGGATTCTCCTCCCAGTTATACTGATGTGAGAAGAGGGATATACCCATCTGCACCATTATTTGGACTAGATGACAGCTTTATGGAAACCCTCCCTTCATTGGGCATTCAGAATATGAAACTTCAATACAAATGCAGTATTCAACTAAGGGCAGAATTCCCCTTTGTTTCTTATTCTGAGGTGGTAATGGCACTGAGTCAGTGGGATGAAGAATATCGTGGATTCCTCGGAAAACGGCCATTCTATCGTGCCATCATTCTCAGAACATCGAAAACATTGAAGGCCGTGCCACTAAGCCTGACGGACGGAGGTCGCCCGGAATATAACGGAGAGATTCAAGGTCAGAGTTCCCTATACCACAGTCTGGGAATAATACCTCCCATGATGTACGTTCCTGAAACTTTCATGAAGGAATGGAAAACTGCTGGAAATCGGGGAATTCTGATCATCAAGATTTGGCTGGGAATCACTGACACTCTTGATACACTTGATCCCTTGCTGCATCCCATGATCTTTAAATCAGAAAGGGAACTTGTCGAGATGGCCAAGGTATTCAACTTAGACATCTCAAAGGGGAGAGACAATAATTGGATCATCTCCCGTTCTTACTAAGAAATCTATGAAAAAAATTAACAGTGGTCAAAATGGAGTCCCTTCCATTCTCTGCTCTCCTTGCAGTTTTGAGCATAACTTTGTGCGACTCAGCAATACCCATCTTCTTCCCCAGTGAACCGCAATTAGAATGGAAACCTGTTTTGCCTGGGTCTCGATACTGCCCTCAATCGAACGAGATGTCATTAGATCCTGATTTGAAAAAATCAACTATATCTGTCAAAGTCCCAATAGGTGTGACACCCTCTAAATCAGACGGTTACCTCTGCCATGGTGCAAAATGGGTTTCCACCTGTGATTTCCGATGGTATGGGCCCAAATACATCACTCATTCCATCCACAATCTCCGCCCTACCACAAATGATTGCGAAGACGCGATCAAAAAGTATGAGGCCGGAACCTTGATCAACCCTGGTTTCCCCCCAGATTCCTGTGCGTATGCGACGGTCACTGACTCGGAGCACTTGGTAATCCTAATCACTCCTCATCATGTCGGGGTGGATGATTACAGAGGGGCCTGGGTGGATGATTCATTTCCATCAGGGGTCTGCGAGACCAACCAGTGTGACACAACACACAATTCTTCTATTTGGATCCCTAAGACGAAAACAAGACACAACATCTGCAGTCAGACCTTTGCAAATTTATCTGTGACTATCTCTTACAGGGAGGGTGGAGCAATGAAAGGAGCTGATATGGTTTTCCATAGCAAATATCATCCTCACATGGTGGGAGGGCACATATGTAAAATGAACTTCTGCAACAAGCAAGGGTTGAGACTGCAGAATGAGGAATGGATTGAGATCCCGAGCGGAACGAAGGTAGGTAACCAGGACTTGATGAACTTGTTTTCTGATTGCAAATCTGGTTTGGAGGTCCGATCAACCCTTAGATCTGAGGGGGCTAACACACTTACTTGGGAGACTCAAAGATTGCTCGATTATGCTTTGTGTCAGAATACCTGGGACAAGTTTGACAACCAGGGAGCAGTCTCTGCCTTAGATCTCAGTTATCTTGCAGCCAGAGCTCCTGGAAAAGGTGTGGCATACACTATGATCAATGGTACACTTCATTCTGCTCCCACTCGATATGTCAGAATGTGGATTGAGAGTCCTTCTATGGAGGAATTGAAGGCAAAAAAGGAATCATCATCTGGAGTTGAGACAAGCATCTGGAATCAATGGTTCCCATTCAAAGGAGGGGAAATCGGACCAAATGGATTGATTAAAGCCGGCAACAAATATAAATTCCCGCTGTATCTTGTGGGTATGGGAATGTTGGATGATGAGATCAATGCACTTGAACTGGGGGGACCCATCGATCATCCTCAGAGAGCCCACGCACAAGCTGTCCTAGGAGATGAAGAAACACTCTTCTTTGGTGATACCGGAGTTGGAAAAAATCCTGTGGAGCTAATCACTGGATGGTTTTCAGGATGGAAAGAGACAATCATGGCAGTGGTTGCCATTTTCCTGTTAGTTATCGTACTTTATGGTGTTCTCAGATGTTGTCCCACCATATGTGTTTTATGTAAACGAAAATCAAGGCATAGGACCAAAGATATGGAAATGCAATATATTCCAAATAATCAACGTCATTGGAGATAAATCAACAACAATTATATGTCCCTGACTTATTGCTGGCTGTTTCTTATTGACTATATGTGATATGAAAAAAACCAACAGTCATCATGGATTTGGAATCAGAGCAGTGGGGGGATCCGTTGTCAGAGGAAAATTTTATTTCAGGGCAAGTTCCCAAAGAGGACAGAGTACGTAATTTAAATTCTGTCGATTACAATCTCAATTCGCCTTTGATATCGGATGACATAAAATATTTAATTTCTAGGTATCATGGGAAGGCTGTTCCAGGGATATGGAAGAAAAAGAATTGGAATCAAACTTTGGACGATCTGCAAAAACTTCAGTTTTCTCCCATTCAGGTGGAGAGGATGCATCATTGGTATGGTGAATGGCTTCTGAGTAATCCAATCAATATTGAACAAGGGAAGGCTTTCCTAGCTGATGTTGATAAAGAAAGTGAGATCACTTATTGTGTTGTTGAGTCATTCCTTAAAGGGTGGACCGGGACCTCTTGCCATTTCAAAATCAAAGATGGGCCTCACATGGATTACGTTTCTGCTTTGTGTCAAAAGTTTCTTGATCTCCATAAGCTGACGTTATTGATGAATGCATCCACACATACTGAGGAATCAAGCCTTGCGAACACTTTCAAAATTAAAAAATATTCAGAAGATCGAACAGTTAAATTGCCGACCTTAGGCAAAGTTAAGATATCAGGCCAATTTTTGTTGTTAATTACACAATCTATTATTCTTGATCGGAACTTCTTGTTAATGATGAAGGATGTGATCATTGGCCGTATGCAGACTATTCTGTCAATGATTAATCGTTCAGATGAAAGATTCTCCTCAACTGATATCACGGATCTTCGGGCACTGTATGCTACAGGCGATAACATTCTAAGGGAATTAGGAAATCAAGGATTTGACTTGATTAAAACAATAGAACCGATTTGTAATTTAAAGCTCTCAGAGATGGCACGGGAATACAGACCTCTGATACCAGATTTCCCCCATTTTCGGGAACATGTAGTCACAACGGTCAAAGAATTGTCTGGGCTCAACACAAGGGTTCAAACACTGTTTGATAATATCATGGGACTAAAAAATCTGGAAGTTGTGCTCGTTGTGTATTCATCTTTCCGACATTGGGGCCATCCATTCATTGATTATATTGAGGGATTAAAGAAACTGCACCATCAAGTGACTCTTGAGAAAGATATAGATGAAGACTACGCTAAAGCATTAGCAAGCGACTTGGCACGGATTGTCCTAACTAAGGAATTCAATGAAAAGAAGCGATGGAGTGTTGATTATGACAAATTGCCTGCCAATCATGTCTTTAAGGAGCATGTCAGGGACAACACTTGGCCGACCCCTGCATTGATCCAGGATTTTGGTGACAAATGGCATGAATTACCTTTAGTGCAATGCTTCGATATTCCGGATTTGATCGATCCTTCCATCATTTATTCGGACAAAAGTCACTCTATGAACAAGAGAGAGGTGATGAATCACATTAAATCCAAGTCTGACCAACCCATTCCCAGCAAAAAAGTTCTTAAGACTATGATAGAAGAACCCGCTACCAACTGGTTGGAATTCCTGGAAATGATCGACAAACATGGACTGGATGATGATGATTTGATAATCGGACTCAAAGGAAAAGAGAGAGAATTGAAGATTGCAGGTAGATTCTTTTCATTGATGTCATGGAAATTGCGAGAATATTTTGTGATAACCGAATATCTGATCAAAACGCATTTTGTCCCTCTCTTTTATGGACTCACCATGGCTGATGATATGACTTCAGTCATCAAGAAAATGCTAGAAAGTTCATCCGGTCAAGGGTTGAATGACTATTCTGCAATCTCAATCGCAAATCACATAGATTATGAGAAATGGAACAATCACCAGAGAAGAACATCAAACGAACCTGTATTCAAAGTGATGGGACAATTTCTGGGATATCCAAATTTGATATCACGCACCCATGAATTCTTTGAGAAGAGTTTGATTTATTATAATGGAAGACCCGATTTGATGAGAGTCCGGAATGGAGTGGTTGAGAATTCCTCAGATACTAGAGTATGTTGGAATGGACAAGCCGGGGGTCTAGAGGGTTTGAGACAGAAGGGCTGGAGCATCCTAAATTTGTTGGTTATACAGAGGGAATCCAAAATCCGTAATACATCTGTCAAGGTATTGGCACAAGGAGACAATCAAGTAATTTGTACCCAATACAAGACTAAACAACATCGCTCGGAGATTGAGCTTAGAGGGGCATTGGAACAGATGAAGTCGAACAATCAAACAATAATGGATTCAATTGAGCGGGGAACAAACAGGCTTGGGCTTTTAATCAATCAAGATGAAACAATGCAATCGGCTGATTATCTTAATTACGGTAAAGTTCCAATCTTCCGAGGGGTCATACGAGGACTAGAGACTAAAAGATGGTCCAGGGTGACCTGCGTCACCAATGATCAACTGCCTACTTGTGCTAATTTGCTGTCATCTGTCTCAACTAATGCATTGACTGTGTCCCATTTCAGTGTGAATCCAATCAATGCGATGATACAATACAATTATTTTTCTAACTTCTCACGCTTGCTTCTATACATGCATGATCCAGCTCTTCGATGCTCTTTGTATGAAGCGAAGTATCGTCATCTCCAGATTGATTCATTAGGGTTCAAATTGGCAATGGCTTATCTAGATCCATCTATTGGAGGAGTGTGCGGAACTGCTCTGACTCGCTTCTTGATAAGGAGCTTTCCTGATCCTGTAACGGAAAGTTTGTCCTTTTGGAAATTGATACATGATAATACCACAAATCAGACTTTGAAAAATCTCTCCATTCAATTTGGAAATCCAAAAATTGCTCAATTCAGACCGTCACATATAGACAAACTCTTAGAGGACCCGACAAGTTTAAACATTGCAATGGGAATGAGCCCAACAAACTTGTTAAAGACGGAGATTAAAAAGAATCTTCTGAGAACGAGGGGTTCAATCAAGAACAAAATCGTCAAGGATGCCGTAAGTTACATACACTCCGAAGACGAGAATCTGAGGAGTTTTCTATGGAGCATTAATCCTCTCTTCCCTAGATTTCTCAGTGAGTTCAAGTCAGGCACATTCATGGGTGTTGCGTCTAGCGTAGTGAGTTTGTTCCAAAACTCAAGAACGATTCGGAACACATTCAAGAACTTCCTGAGTAATCAGATAGATGATCTGATCATTAGAAGCGAGCAAACCTCTCTTGAACATTTAGCATCTTATGTGGGGAAGCATTCAATCAAGATTTGGGTTTGTTCTGCTTCTCATTCTGATTCATTGAGAAGAAAATCTTGGGGGAGACAGGTTTTGGGAACGACGATACCTCATCCTCTTGAAATGCATGGAAGAGGTCATCTGAAAAATGCATCATCCATCTGCTGTCAGCACAGAACATTGGATTACATATCTGTTCACTGCCCGAAAGGACTCAATAATGTCTTAGATAGTAGAGGGGATCTAGCTGCATATTTAGGGTCAAAGACATCAGAGTCGACGTCCATCTTGCAGCCCTGGGAAAAGGAAAGCAAGATCCCACTCATAAAGCGAGCTACAAGGTTGAGGGATGCCATTCATTGGTTTGTGGAGGCAGATTCAAATTTGGCAAAGAGTATAACCAATAATATTGTGTCATTGACAGGAGAAGATTGGGGATCATCGGTTAAAGGTTTCAAGAGAACAGGATCTGCCCTTCATCGATTCAGTACATCAAGGATGAGCCATGGAGGATTTGCAGCGCAGAGTCCTGCATGCTTGACCAGGATGTTATCAACAACGGACACAATGCGTGATTATGCAACAGATAACTTTGACTTTATGTTTCAAGCAAGTCTCATTTATTCCCAAGCCTCTGCTTCTGTCATGCTGTATGGAACCAGTGTTCCCAATACAATACATTTCCACACTGCTTGCAAAGGTTGTATCAGAAAAATTGAAGAGCCTTGGTTGGAGTCTCCAAGGATTTATAACTCAAAAAATGTGTCTAATGTGTTAGGAGGGTGGAGGAATGGACAAGGAGCCTGGGGTTCTTCCATTCAGCAATTGAAGCCTGTTCCGGGGAATTGGGATACTTTGTCTCCCTCAGAGAAATCATACCATGTTGGTAGAGCGTTAGGCTTTCTGTACGGAGACCTGATTGGCCAATCTTCTAGTCGGTCTGAGGATAGCTCAATTTTCCCTCTAAGTATTCAATACAAGCTCAGGGGGAGAGGTTTTATGAGAGGGATCCTTGATGGTTTGGTTAGGGCAAGTGCTTGTCAAGTTATTCATAGACGGAGTATTGCCTTGCTAGTCAAACCAGCGAATGCAATCTACGGTGGGCTGATCTTCTTGATAGACAGATTGAGTAATTCATCCTCTTTTATCAACCTATGTAGAGATGGACCCATTCGAGAAGAACTTCGGAGTATTCCTCACAAGATTCCTACATCTTATCCGACATCTCTGATGGATATGGGGATTAATGTCAGAAACTATTTAAAGTACCAATGCAAATCAGTCGAGTTGGGGAAGTATAAATCTGACATCGAAACCTTGTGGATTTTTTCTGATTTAATGTCAGTGACTTTTTCTGGTCCATTTGCTCTCTCTTCGAAGATATTGAAGCATTTGTACAAACCAACTTTGTCCAAAAAAGACAGAACTAATTTGAGGAAATTATCTAATTTTTCTCAGATGTTAAGGTCGAAAGAGTGCTGGGATGGACTGGAGCAAGAGTATTTGAGTTCTAAACTTTCTGTCTGCGAAGAAGAAGTCCGCCATGCCTGCAAATTTGGAATCAAGGCTGTAGCCTTGGAGATCCCAACACACCAATGGGGAGAGGAAGAGAGTGGATGGGTGAACACTTTGAAAGTTGAGTTACTCCCTTATGAAGTTCCCAAAAATTTGTTGAATTGTCCTAGAAAACAAAATCCTACAATTTCCGGGATCAGACTGGGGCAGTTGCCTACAGGAGCTCATTATAAAATAAGGTCTATTCTTAAAGAAAAACAGATCAAGTATCGGGATTTTCTCTGTGGAGGAGATGGATCAGGGGGAATGACAGCAGCTTGTTTAAGATACAACCCTAGAAGCAGGGGCATATTCAACAGCATATTGGAATTTGATGGGTCGTCTATGAAGGGATCCTCCCCTGATCCACCAAGTGCTTTGGAAACTGTGTACAATGGGATGAAACGATGCGTGAATGCTCTGGATTGTTGGGAGTATCCATCCGACCTCAGTCTAAAAGATACCTGGAAATATTTCAAAATACTAATTCAAGAGCACTCATTGAAAATTGATCTGATTGTCTTGGACATGGAAGTTCGGGAGCTGGATGTAACCGAAAAAATTGAGAACCAGATCAGAAACAACATATATGACATACTGTCGACGAATGGTACTTTGATCTACAAGACTTATGGATCGGTGATCTCATCTGAACGATCCAACAGTTTGACTCGACTAGGACCTCTCTTTGAAGACGTGGAATTACTACAAACTGAGTATAGCAGTTCATCAACATCCGAGTTGTATTTTGTCGGTCGTAAATTGAAAAACTTCGTCGACATGAAATGGATAGATTGGGCATCCTTGGAGTACGGCTGGGATAAAATATTTTGCTTCAGAGATTCCCTAGATGAATTCAAAAGAGCCAGATCCCTGTTGTTTAAAGAGCACCTAAAGGGGATACCCAGATCTTTCTTACCTGATCCATTGGTGAACCTGGAAACACTTATGCAGATAAGTGGAATTCCATCAGGAATAGCACATCAACTGTGCTTAGATTTTAAGGCTCACTCAGTTTCGGGTATAACTGCATCACTATTGATAATGTCATTATCCGCTCAGTTTGCAATTGACACCACTAGACGGGTTTCTGCTTTGATCCCTCCTTCAGACGGTCGTTTGCACAAAATGGCCTGCTGTATTGTGGGAGTAAGCCTCTGGACTTCTATAAAGTATAATGATATACTGTTAAACAAGACCTGTGTAGAAAGCATCAACAGATCATTTCCGATAAGACTATCTTGGGACCAAGGGTTTAATCAATGGAACACATATGGACCGGGTCTTCCCAAGGATATCAGAATATCAGACGGATCAGCAATTCTAGGCAATTGGATTAGAGGCATGGAGTTAATGAATTTGTCTGGAGACGACTTTGATGGAAGAGAGTTCGACAGAATATCCCGCAAATACATCAGAACGTTAAGTTACCAGCACGTTAAGAGGAGTACAGGACTAAAGAACTGGATACGTGGGAAAGTCTCGAAAGAAGACATGTCTCTGATGCGATTGTCATCAGGGGAAATACCTGCGGAGCATTGGGTTGAATGAAAGCAGAAGATTTAATTAATACAATCATACTAATCGATTCGAAAAAGATATGAAAAAAACTCATCCTATGGGTTAACCTCCATATGTACTTTTTAAGAGTAGATATGGTTTGTTTTTCTTCGT